CTTTAGGTGGTCTCACGATCCACCCCTTCCTAGCTTAGTAGCTAGGAACCCAGCGGGTTTTTAGTGCTAGACGCCCGCGCGTCACAGACTCTTGGAGATGCTCCTTAGCGACCTGGGCCTTTGCCCCGATCACCGAGAAGCACTTCATGAGGGCAGAATCCCCTGACAAGGGATCCTGTCTACGCTTAGGATATGGGACGAGGGTGCGGATTTCAAACCGCATCAACGTCTTGTTCCAGCGCCGGTGTTGGATCTCCTTTCTATAGGACAACCAACCCAATCCCTCTGAGGTTTCGGACAAGTGCGGAAGTGGGCCCACGACGGATTCGACGTGGGCACGCATAGCACGAGCGGTCTGCCAGTAGCCCTTCATATAGAACTGATTGGCTGTGGCAACCCAACCGATAACCTCCGAAGAGTCATGTCTGCCTGTTGGAGGCAAGTAACGAACATACGTCGGAGTGACGTCGTGTCCGTCATAAGCATCCACTCCGCAGGACTCTCTGAACTTCCCAGTCCAGAAAGACTTGCGTTGGTTCACCTTGAGACCTATCGATTCAAGGTAAGCACAGACAGTAGGTGCCTCGTCTGTAGGGACAAGAATATCATCCCCATAGACGTAAACGTCACGCGACATCTTCAAGACGTTGCGTGGCGTTAGACGGCATCTAGCATGAGTCATCCGACGGGCAACGATGGCTATAAAGAAAACCATCGCTTCCATCGGAAAACACAATGCTGAGCCCATCGACGCGAACTTCTTGACAGGGATCACCGTCCCATCAGGAAGTACGGCCCGCGTAGACCTACACGCCATAATCTGTTCCCTCAAGTGGGGGACAGACTCAAGCATGAGGTTTACGTGAGCAAGAGACACCCTGTCGCTGGCCTCCTTCATGTCGATCGTCGCAAGACGACCATCACGAGAGGAAGCTAACGCCAAAGCTCCATTGATCGTCTGGTCTGAGAAATTGACCCGACCACCAGTGTAGCGTCCCTTTTCTATAAGGGGAACGAGCTGTCGCAAAAGCCCCTGTTGCATGTATTGCATACAGACAGGCTCGATCGCGATAACTCGTGGTGTCTTCATCGTCTTAGGAACGAG